TACTTCTTTAACCTGCCCGATCTTGATCAGAAAGGCTTCGTTCTCTTTTTCCCAATCGGACATAATTAACTCCAACTCGTTAGGATTGATACGGACATCTCGCAGCTGAGTAGGTCACCCGATGCAGCGTTGAGAATACTTGGTGCGCTTATTGTGCTTACATTATAAACCAGAGATGATGCTGCTAACTTAGCGAACACGCCAACTACTGTGTCCTCGATTCCGTTAAGGTTTCCCTCATTGTCGAACAGAGGCACAGTCATAATAATCTTAAAGTTAGCCATAGGGCTGATAGAGATCTGCCCATTGTTGTTAGGTGTCAGGTAAGGATCATCTGGTGACACGATGACAGAGTTAGCAAGTACTGTTGCAGGTGGAAATGCAAAAGTCTGCCACTTAGCGTTATCGACTAACGCGGTTGCTAAAGTGGTGCGAAGTGTCGTTATGGCTACAGGTGGCATTATCCCACCATAGAAGTAGGCGCAAGCGCATGGGCAATCATGCCCCTGATCTTCGCCAACAGTTGCGCTGACATTCGATAAGGGGATGGCTGGAAATCGACTGCATTACTGCCTGAAAGGGTGGCAGTCTTTGCTTGCCAGATTTCAACAGCTATCATCAAAGCTGCTAATTGGACTGCATCATCAGTAGTCCAATCTGTGTAATTTGTTGCTGTAACTGAGCCAAAAGGCTGGACAGGATGCTTAGGCTTGACAGCTGCATGATTGGTGTTCATAGTGATTGAATCTTCACCGACTGCTGTTAAAACTTTAGAGCCATTGAATGCTGAACCGCATCCTGCGATTGTTACTGTTTGCCCTACATAAAAGACATTCTCTAATTTGTTATTAAAGTATAAAGTGCCAGACCCTACGACAGAGCTGTGTGAAACAACGATCTCTGAGTTAGTCCAAAGCATAGGAAGCAGGACATCATCTGCTGCATCGCAAACTTCCTGCAAGGTGGCATCTGGGTACAGCGTACCGACTCCGAGGGTTGATCGGAGCTCTGCGACTGTAGTTAGTGCCATTCCTTTTCCTTTCTAAAGACCTTAGGGGGTAGAGGGCTACTACCCCCTAAGGCGACTTAGTAACCTATTAAGCTAGGTTGTACTTACGAACACCCTTACCGGACTTAGCAAGATAAATCGCCAAATATCCGTAGAGATTTATCTCAATCTCTCCCGATGTCAAAACATTGACTCTCAACTGGGTCTGAGGGGATTCCCAGCAGTACACAGAAGATGGTGCAACTAGGAATGCTGAGTTATCAACGATTCCCGATGCTGAGATATTGTGATCAACGATCAAGTCTGTGCCAAGAACGTTACCGACGACAGCTGTTGAGCGAGCCGCTCCCGCTGCATTCTGTGTTGGGCCTTGAGCTGAGTAAAGTGGGCGACCTGTTGTGTCAGCGTATCCTGTGATCGCTGCCCATTGGTCAGTTGAAGCAACTAGCTTGTTAGCGAAGTCTCCGCCTGTACCCTTGTAAGCTGCTGCGCCTTCTACAGAGATGAAGCTTTGTAGTCCTGCTGCTGTTGCTGCTGTTGTCGCTGCTGTTGTTCCGTTAGCGATGAATGCTGCAAGAAGTGCTGCATCTGTAGCCTTCTCGTATGCTTTGCGAAGCTCAGCCATCATCAATTCCATGAAGCTCGGTGATGATCGGTCGATGAGTTCAAATGATACGCGCTGTAAACCTGAGAACTTCTCAACATTTACTGTGTCGTATGCAGATGTCATGCCTGTCTCAGATGGTGCTGCACCTTCGTTTGTGTCTGCAACTGTTGGAGCAACATCTGCTGTTGATGCGTTTGTGTACAGGCGTGGAACTGTGAAGCTCATGCCTGAATCAATTAGAGCAGCGCGTGTTGCTGCTTCAAATGCTGGACGACCTGTGAAGGTGTCTGTGATAAAAGTATCTAGGTGGCGTGGCAAAGTTAGGCCAGTATTGTTTGAAGTTGAATCATCTGCTGCGCGAACTACGCGGCGTGATTCGTCATCGCCCAAAGCTGCCTTGATGTTAGCCTCTAGGTATTGTGCTGATGTGATTGGTGCTACGCGCTCACGCACGAATGTAGTTGCTGTTACCACAGGACGAGCAGCTTCAACCGCTGCTGCCTCTACTGGTGCTGCAACTGTCTCTGGAGTATTCTCCACAGCTGTCTCGCTTTCTGTTGGTTGGATTTCTTCTACTGCCTCTGGAGTTTCCTCAGCAGCGACATCGATAACCTGAGCCGACTTAAATGCTGGCTCTGTTACCAAACTTACTTCAAACAATCTCGCAGCTGAGACAAACATTACGTTGCCCTTCTGCTTAGACTTAATTACTTCTACACCTACTGAAAGACCTGATTGCAATCCTTCTTCTGCAAGGATGAGAGCTTCTGATCCACGATTAGAACGTGAAATCTTGAAAGATGCATAGATGCCATCTTCTTGCTCTGTGAATTGTGTTGCCTTGCCTAGTGGCTGTTTCATGTCATGCTGATTGAGAAGCTTGATTGTCTTAGGATCTTCTGGAAGTGCGATTGCGCCCTTCTCGAATACGACCTTACCTGCGGAAGTATTACCGACTTCGCCCGTACCTGCTGGCACGATTTTGCCTGAGATTAAGCGTTCTTCAACATTGGCAATAAGTCCAGATGAGAAGGTGATTACTTGGTTTTGCATTATTCGATTCCTTCGCTGCCGTTAGGCGTTAGATCTTCCATCTCCATTGCTTGTTCAACTGTGATTAAGCCTAGAGATAACATCTTTTCAATCACTAGCAATCGCTCCATTGGCTCTGTTGCTAGGAATGATGAATCAACATCAAAGCGAACAGAGTTACCGCGAGCAGTAATATCATCCATTGACAAGCGATCTTGAATAGCATTCACATAAGGTGCAAGGCTCATCGAGAAAAATTGTTTACGCTCATCAAGCACGTTCGCATAGGTCATCGATGTGTTGGCTTCTGCTGAAAGCATGTAAGCAGGGATGTTGCATAAGCGAGCAATTTCAGTTGCTAGGAATTGCTGTGCTTCGTCATACATCATGTCTTTAGGTGAGAATGATGTTGGCTGATATTCAAGCGTAGATGTTAAGTAAGCAGTTGAACGATTGTTGCGCGCATTTTTCCATGCTGCCAAAAGACCAGCAATCTCTTTTGGATCTAGGTCTGCTCCATTGTTGCGAAGCACTCCAGAAGGCATTGGAGTCGATGCAGCTTGTACTGCTGCTTTACGAAGATCGATTGCAGCTCTAATTGTTTCAGATCCGCGCTCTAAAATACCTTCATCGAATGATTGAAACGTAATCAAAGATCCGAGACCTGACATCGGTACTGCAACAGCATCGATGTAATACTGAGTGACAGTCATGCCATATAGATCAGTAGTGAATGTAACTTTGACATTCGGAATCCATTGGAAGCGACGTGGTCGTCCATCTTCTTCATACAATTCTGTAACTTGCCAATAAGCAACGCCATACATAAGTAATGAGTCAACAGTCCACGCCATAGTTACAGAACGAGGCTGATTGATTGCTGGTTGATCAACCCAGACAGGATTGCCTAATTCTTCACCTGTCGAAGTGCGATACAGGTTAAGTGGCAGACCACCGATAACCCCACTTAGAAGATTGCGGCACTTCGCGACAGAAGGTACTGACATAGCTTCGTTGCGTTGAACGCGAGGCAGGATGTAATTGTAAAGAGAGTTAAGATTCTCTCCCATAATGCTAGGGGCATATTGCGCTAAAAGCGATGAACGCTTATCTTCAGAGATTGCTTCAGTTTTGCGGAATAGACCCATAGTCATAAAGTGTAGCATTTGTCAAGTAATTAGACAACATGCTAGGGCGTGTCTACCCGTAAATCTGTGGCTTAGGTTGAGGAATCATAAGCTTGCTTACTGCCATTGCGATGCCAATCGGCGCGCTAATGTCTCCAGCGGATTTTCTTTTGATGATACGCCATGCCGAATCGTTGACTTTAGCTGCACAGTTATTCATCTGTTGAATGAACTCGGCTTGCCCATTGTGGACTACTCGATGATTGACCAAGCCTTCTAATAGATCTCCACAGGCTTTGTAAAACTGCTGCCCAGATACGTCCTCGACAATAACCCCAGAGTTGTGCAGTCGATCTGCAATGGTTTGAGTGGCGTACTTGTCGAAGCAGACAAGACGAGGCTTATAGATGTCACACCATGCCTTTATACTTGCCGCCATCTTAAGCTCATCGATGGCTACCTGAGAGCTGTAAGTCTCTAAGATTCCAATGCCAATCCTGCCATCTGGAAGCAAAGAGCCAGCAACAAGACTTCCATTTCTTCTGCTCGGACTTACGTCAAAGCCAAAAACTGTGTAAGCCCCGGGGCTCATAACTAGATCGCTATCGCTCGTTTCCTCAAGGATGCCATGAGGCCAAGGACTACTTAGGGAGTCGATCCATTGACAAAGAGTTTCAGTACGCGTGTTCTCAATCGGTGAAGTAGCAATCGCTTCTTCGATCGCATCCTCTGTAATCGTGTAACCGAGTGAGGGGTTAGCCATAGCCCATGCATCGCGGTCAGTTATCTTGCAGGATTGAGGG